TCCGTATTCAGCAACACCGCTTACGGCATCGGTCAAAGCAGATGTGGTACCAACAACCGCACCACCAATCGCTGTCACCGCAACACCGGCAACACCTGCTGCCGTTCCAACCGCACCCATTATGGAGCCGAATGTACTACCAAAGCTCGATGCGTTTTCCTCTGAATCTCCAAGAGATTTATCATATTCACTTGTATCAAGCGTTAATTTCGCCACAAGGTCAAATACATCCATAATTTAACCCTCTAATTTCTTTCTTATTCTCGCAATTACATCTTCTTCGGTTTCTTCCACTTCCTTTGGCGGCTCCAGGCAATCAACAAATCTTTTCTTAATCAAATCTTCTTTGGATCCGAAAACCTTACCAAACGCATTAACGAGTTGGAAACCGATATCCGACATGTAAATCTTATAAGCCTTTTCTTCCTGCTTATTCTTAAAAGAGGATATGCAATGTTCAATCACATATCCCCTTCCTAATAAATCAAGCAAATCTAACCTTATTGTTTCGGTACAATCCCTGTATCCTTCTGCGCCAATTGTACCAATGATGAAAAAAAATTCAAAACTCCCTTATCGGAAATTAACTCTCCGAGAGAATCCAAATATTCACTCATTGGATAATTGTCGACATCAGCAGGATCTACAAAACAACATAATGCCAAAACCTCAAGAGTCTTTTCGGCATTTTCATTTAACATCTTATCCAGAATATCAGCGAGATTCTTCTTCTGCTGCTCCTGGACTTTCTTTTTATTCTCCTTAATGGCATTCTCACGTTCTTCACCGCTTAAGCCATCAAGAGTAATCAAACCCTGCGGTTTATTCTTTCGAATCTCCATAAGCTTGGTTACATCAAGCCATTCCTGCAGGGATTTTTTGATTTTAAACGTTTGTGCCAAAAACTCGCTCGGCTTGCAATTTGCTAAATTCTTCATAAATCATAAGCTCCTTTATATGATTAAAATTTTAAGATTACGCTGTTGCTGTAGCAATAATCTGCAGGTTTCCTGTTACAGATGAAATTGAAATCGTGTTGGTTGTATCATCATAAGCGGTGGAAGTAATATCCTCGCCGCCCATAAGGACAACAACATTTGCGATTGTATAATCTTCATCGGCAGTAAGCTCTGCTTCAAACTCACCCTGGTTTGCAATTGCTGATGCCGTAAATGAAGAACTTACATGAGTAAGAATCTGACTTACAGTCCATGCGGTTACATCTTCGGGATCCATTGAATAGAATTCCATCGGCATTGTTGACTGTGCGTTAATAGATACATGTCCCGTCAACTCAATTGCAATCTGTCCTTTTCCGTTCTTTGTTGTCTGCAAGGAAAAACCGCCTGTTGATAATGCATTGATTAAACGCACTGCGACTAAACCGCCATCAGCTCTATCGCCAACCCACCAAACATCTGCAAAATCTGTCTGTTCAAGGTCTTTTCTGGGTGCAATTGCGCCTGTCTGTGCGTTAATATCTGCAGCGCCCAAAGACATTCTGATAAGTTCAGGACTTGTGCCTAATGACGTTGTGGAAATCTTGCACTCCCATCCTGTTAATTTTTTCAATTCCTTCATGTTTACAGGAACATTGTCAACGTCACTGCCCAAATCTTCATAACTGGGTACGCAACTCGGTTTTATACCACCTGTCGTTGCACAAATAATATCTTCATCCGCAGGTGCCGCAGGGTTCGCAGGATTGAATCTCTTTAAGAGAACTCCGGCATCCATCTGCAATGCATTAAATGTATTCTGCGGGATTACAGAAAATTTTCCCATTTTTTATTCCTCCTTATATTTGAAAAATAAATCAGTTTTAAAGCTTTTTTTGGTTACATTTCTACACATATTTAAAACAGTATGCCTTGGCAAATTATAAAATCTTGCCGTTTCCGTTATGCTGTTAAATTCTCTCCCGTCAGAGCACACAACTCTTTTTCCGTGTTTGCCTTTATTGCCTTCGCTTATCTTTTGTTTTTCTACTTCTGTGTGCTTTCTGCCAACAGTATATCGGTTTCCTATCATTCGTGCAGATAATTTATCTCTCCATTCTTGTGATGGTTTTACACTCTTGGGTTTTCTTAATTTATGCTTGTGTTCTTCATTAAAGGTTCTGCCCTTTTGAGCATTAGATATTTTTTCAATGGTCTGCTTCGAATGTTTGCCGTGGTGGTTTCCACCCATTTCAATATTGTATCCTTTATCTTGATTTGTGGAGTCGTAATATGCGATATAATATTTTTCAAGTTCCTCGGCTTGTTCTTTCGTTAGGTTATCAGCAAGTATTTCATGTTCAAACCCATCATAACCGTAATTGATTATGGCTCTGTTAAAATGTGGATTATTTTTATATCCAGATTGCCACCGTTTTTTTATTGTGTAATGTGTTATCCCAATATATACTTTGTTATTCAATTTATTGGTATGCTTATAAACTTTATACATACCTAAATTATAACACATATTGGAATAACTGTAAATCTTCCTAATAAGCCGTTAAAAATTCGGCCTGAATATTAATATAAACGCCCCGAACCAGATCATCCGGATTGGGGATACGTTGCGAAAATGGTCTTCCCTCGGTTATATACAGCCTTCCATTGTCAATAGGGATTGTCGGCGGTACCATCCTTGCGATATGTTCAGCAATTTCAGCTGCCTTACTTTCTACAAAAGACCAGGATGTTGTATTCGTATCCCAAATCTTTGCAGTAAGATTAATCACATCATCAAGACTACCGGTCGATACGCTATAAGCAATATATTTTTCGCCTCTTATAGCATCGTCTTCCGGAACTGTATTTTCATCCCAAGCAGGAAGTCCAAATCCACTCCAAAATTGATGTAATGCTTGCGATTTATTCATTCTGTCACCTCGGCAATGCATCAAGTTCTTCTGCGCTCATCTGGCGCATATTAAGTGATGCGGATGTTGGTGTTTTCATGTCATCACCATCGGAAGTGACTCTGAAATATTTCCCATCACTCTCCCGGCGAAAAACCTGTCCATATTGGAGATTTATATTTTTGCGAGTTGTAACTGTATATAAAGCGGTCACACCCTGCGCATCTGCAACTCTCGCTTCGATAGAATTATTCAAAACAATCGCTGCCGAAATCTCCGCACCATCTTTCCACACATTAGTATATCCGCCATAGCCATCCGGAACTGTAGTACGATCCATAAGTGTGCAAGCGGTCATTGATTCATCTAATAAACTCATGGCAATTTCCTATACGGATTAAGCATACGAGCAAATTGTGCGTTATCAAATATACTCATTCCGCCCTTTCCACTTGAATTGGTTCCTTTATTATACGAATATCCTCCAAAACTTTCGCTCTGAAAAGCAGAGTTGGCTTCGGAACCTGCGCCACCATTTTTCGCCATCCATTCTTCTGCCCATGTGTTAGCCTTAAGAACTGCTTCGGGTACATCCATAAGCCATACAGATCCAACAAAGTTTTTATCTGCCGGGACCACATTAAACACACCCAAAGGAATACGGCTCCTGAATAAAGCAAAATACTGACCTTCATCCAGCGTTATCTCTTTACCATTGCAAGATATGACACCGCCCACAATGGATATCTCACCGCTGTGACGTTCATAATCGAAATAGTTATGCAGATAAGCACAAATTTCAGTCAGCATTTTTCTTTTTACCTCTCTTTTTGGGTTTCGGTTCTTCGACTATTGGTTCTTCGACTATCGGTTCTTCAACTACAGCCTCTTCAATCGGCTCTTCTTTAACTTCAGGCTTTTCCTCGGCTTCTTCCTCTTTCACGAGTTCAATTACCGGTTTGCCTCTACGGTTTTTATCCGTTGAAAGTTCCTCAAGCCTTTTAGCATCTACTTTCAAACCATCCCGGGGAAAAGTATCCCCGGGATTGTACGGATGCATATTGTCTTTCATATCTTTAAAATATGAGATTGCTTTATACATGCTTTAAACTCCTGAATCATCGATAGTGCCTTTAACAACACCACCTGCGTATTCTACAAGGAACTGAATACCGTCCATTACAAGTGATTCAATCTGCGCTCTTTCCTCATTTGTATAACCGGACTTAATACCGATATATCCAAGTTCGTCAGCCTGCAAACCAAAAGCATTAGCGATATCACCATTCATTGTGAGATAGTACATGATGATATTTTCTTTTGCTGTTGCAACAAAAGTACCTTCTGTAATTCTGCTTGACATGATTACAGTACCAAGACCAAGGAAATCCTCGATATAATTCATTCCGAATACGGTCTGTACTGTAATATTTGCTGAACCAAGATAATCAGCAATATCAAGAGGGTTTACAAAGTAAACAGCCTGTGCAGTATCATCTTCGAATAATACCTGCAACTGGCCCCATGCTGCAGCGAGTGCTTTCTGTAAGCCTGCGCCAACAACTGTGGTTGAACCTGTAATAGTACCATTAAGGAAACTGAAAAGGTCAGCTCTTACACCGTTCTGCACAAGTGAAAGCAACTTTTCATCTGTCTCAACGACTGCTGTCTGATAACCTGATTTCTTAATTGCTTCGGCAGATACACCCTTTCTCCACTTCTTAAGAGTGATTTCTCCAACAGGTGTCTTTGTCTGCTCGATCTTGGTAAGGGGAATAACTTCACCCTCTGCTACTGCACCATTGTTTGCAAGCTCACCACTCATGCTGTAAACATACATTGTGGTTCCTTCCATCATGGGAATTTTACGAGTAACACCCAATACCTCGATTAACTTTGCAAGGCTTGAGTGAGTAAAACGATTCACAAAATCAATTTCACGGATCTTCTTCATATCCGCAGCTTTAGTTAAGTTATCCAATGCTGGCATAATATTTTCCTCCTATTCATTCGGTTTCAAGTACAGATCTTTGTTTTCAAGCATCAGCCTCTGTCTTTCAGCTGTATCCTTAATCGCATCAATCTGTTCTTTTGTCATTGTCTTTGCTCCACCATTTTCAACGGGCGGTTTAGCAACATCAGCACCTTTGCTTCCTTCTTTTACGATGAAATCTGCCCACTCTTCCGAAAGGCTCTTTTTAAGTTCATCGACACCTTCAATCTTTCCGTCTTTGTCCAGCTTAATGCCGTCAATGTCAGAAATCTTGGCTACGGAATCAATTCTCTTTTCAGAAATGCCGATTTCCTTTAACAATGCCTTGAAGGCACTTGTTTTTTCGGCCTTGCTCTTTTCAGCTTCAATGCCTTTTTTGTAATCGGCAAATTCTTCTTTTATTGCCTCATACTTGACTTTGTAACTATCCTTGTTGGAATCTTCCAGATCCTTGACCTGCTTTTCCAACTTAGCTACCTTGTCATGTTCTGCATCATAATTTTCGGCTTTTTCCTTATAGCTGTCTCTTTCTCCTTTGAGAGCATCTACAGTTTCTGCGTGAGCATTGATAATTTCATCAACTTTTTCAGCCTCAATGCCAAGGGCTGTAAGGAACTTGCGTGTAAGTGCCATATTATTCTCCTTTTCTTACTATACTTCGCCACACATTCTTTTGTGTTCAAAAAAGTTTTATTAAGTACAAAATAGCACATTTTATAAATTAAATCAAGATTTAACAATGAATATAAACATAGTGTTAAATCTAAATTTAATTATTATCCTTTGAGCTCGCTTTCTAAAAATTGCTTATATTCGTTTAAATGATTATCGATTGCAGGTCTCAAATATGGCTGCGGCTTCATACCGTTGGTCGTATGCCAATTTCCCTTATCGTCTTGATAACTCCATGGAGTTGGTCTGCCACCGCCCTCGGCAAACTTGCCGATACCAAATTCTACATAAGGAGCATATTCAACATTTGTACCCACATAAACAGTCGAATCATCCACTTCGTGCGAAATCGAATTCCTTAAACGGCTTGTGTCGACCGGAGCCAATTCCTTTGCGTACCTCTCTGCCACCAGTCCGATAGTCTCAAGCGCACGTGCGACCGCTTCATCTTTTGCTTCGATGACTTCTATTCGATGGCTTGTTACTTCTATCGTCTTTCCCATTGATTAAATCTCCCATTGTTATTACCGCACCGACTTTCTTTCCGTTTTCATACGAGTAAACTTCCCCGGTTTTCTTATCTCTTCTCAATTCTATGTCTTTAGGCATTTTGTAACCTCCGAATTTAACTAATTTTCTCATCCAAAATTAAAACCTTGGTTCTATTAAGAATAACAGTATAACTTCCGCTCTCACCATGTCCCTCGGCATTAATCGCATCGTACCCCTTCATGGCCGCATATACACCGATATCCAAATCTTTAAATTTCTCTGAATCGTTCGCTTGCATCTCCAAGATATCATCATAAGTTATGATTTTGGCACTCGGATCCAGGGTTAAAGTCTCGATTTGA